TGGGCATGACCAACGCTGAAGCGATCACGGACCCGGCGCTCGTCTGGCGGCCCATGGACACCTGCCCCACAGGGCCGAAAGTGCTGCTACTGAACGCCGCAGGGATTGCGAGCACGGGCTGGTGGGATGGCAAGGGCAAATGGTACGTGGGCTGGTATCCACTGCCCAAGGTCCCGGCCGAGATCCGTGCGCTGATTGAGCCAACGTACAAACCGAAGGAGCAGACATGACGCGAGATGAAATCCTTTCACGGGCCGAGAAACACGGCCCGATGATCGCGGGCTGGTGCTTCAACGCATCGGGCCTGGAGAAGTTCTGGCGCGAGGCGTTTGAAGCGGGCCGGAAGTCAGAGCGCGAGAACTGCGCGGCACTGACCGAGCACCTGGGGCAAGAGGGGATGGGTACTCTTGCGATCGCAGCGACGATGAGGAAGCGGAAATGACCCAATACAGCATCTTGAAGATGGCTCAAGAAGCTGGAGCGTTTTGGGAGCTATCGGAGACGCCAGAAAAAGATGCAGACTTTTTGATGCGCTTTGCAGAGCGTGTTGCAGCCTACGAGCGTGATCGATGCATCCTGGTACTAGAGCGCCTGCACGAGCAGGTAGGTGATCGGCACAACTACTACTTGCACGCAGCCAAAGTGTTGCAGGGGGAGATATGACCGAAGCCTTTTTTATCGGCTGGGCCGTGGGCATCGTGCTTGGCTATGTGATCTGGGCACCGGAGACGCGGTTCAAGCGGAACTTCGTTGACGGTCTGACACTGCGTTTTTTGTGGAGGAAAAAATGAGCATAGAAGCAATGAAGCAGGCGCTGGAAGTGCTGGAGCAAATCAATCAACTCAGCGTCGGTGAGAACGCTATCGCTCTGCCGGGTGAGATCGACGCAGCGATGGACAACCTCCGCGCTGCCATCGAGCAGGCTGAGAAGCAGGCGCCTTATATTGCTGTGGCTAACGACCGCATCACGATTGATCCAGTAACCGGCAATGTCAGTATAGGCATTCCAGCAGCACCGCGAGAATGGGTCGAACTGACGGACGACGAAGCGCGCGCTCTAGTCAATCGCGCCACGTTCGGCGATAGAACCAACTGGCAAGCGCTCGTTTACATGGTCGATGCAAAGCTAAAGGAGAAGAACGATGTTCTACGGCCAGTGTAATGCCTGCGGCGAACGATGGAGTCTTGGAACGGCAAGCACTTGCAAGTGCCCACAGCCGGATAGATGGGTCGGGCTGACGGAAGAACAGACGCAGGCCCTGTACGACCGATACGCCGTCTATCAGGAGTACGGCGCAGAGGACAGCGGCTGGTTTGATTTCGCACGGGCCATCGAGGCATGGCTCAGGGAGAAGAACACATGAAACCCGTCCTCTGGATCCACAAGGCCAGCGGCAGGATCCGTTTTGACGGAGAAAACCTTCCCGAATCCTGGATCCCGCTCTTTGCCAAAGAAGACCTCGAGCTCACGCCGACCACGGCCCACGCGCCCATGGAACTGCCGGACAGGACACGACGCATCTGGGACTACATCAAAGACAGAAAACGCCCCTTCCAGGCCCGCGACGTCGCCGAACACTTCGCCATCTCCACCAACACCGCCGCCAACCACCTCTCTACCCTCCACCTCGTAGGCGCACTCTCCCGCACCCGCAAGACAAAAAATATCCTCTGGGAGGTGATGTACAAGGAACCCAAAGAACACAGAGAAAGGCCCCGGCCAAAACAAGAGACTGCCGAGGCCACCCCACACCGACCACGGCCCACGCCAGTCACCAGCTACCCCCACGCCCGTGGCTACGACGATTGACAGGAGACTGAAATGCTGCGCCCCGCACTGAATTCGACAGAGGATCCCCCTTCACGGACCACGGACCAGGAACTCCTCGAATACATCAACGCCCTCCGACGACGGATCGAGGTCCAAAATATCCAGATGGAGGCGCTCGCAGTTGAAGTAAGATCGCTCCAGATCAAAGCAAAAGAACAGGAGGATTTCATCGACCGCCTATCGCTGGATCTCGCTCTCTACAATAAAGGGCCTGTCAACGGAGCTTCATCATGAACCAGAATGTGCTATCAGGATTGAAGGATTTGCTCGGTATACCTGCCCAAGATAAGTATGTTCACCTTGTCACCTTGACCATCAACGGCGTGAAACATCTCTACTTGGGTCCCGTTTTGCCAGAACTGTTCGAACGAGGCTGCGACGTCGAGATCTCTGCCATCGAGTTCGGCGATCTGCTTGAGGTCGAACACGCGATCCGCCTCCTACAAGGGAAATACCTTGAGGGGGAGAATGTCAACTGAGGGTGAGGCGAGGCTATCGCCCTCGCCCGTCCCGCCGGTAGGACTCTTCAAGGTTGGAAAACCGGATGTCTTCCCGATCCTTGTTGATGTGCAGCAGACGAAACTCGGGCCACGATCCGGTTTCCAACAACCAGATGATCTTGGCGCACGAGTAGGACACGCCATCCAGGCGAACCCGCCAATCCCCGTACTTGCCCATCGGCGTGCCCGCAAGCTCGCCGCGATATCGGCCATGACGCCAAATCAATGCGCCCATGCCGGCAGGGGAATACTCGAACATGTGCTTCATGTGCTCGAGGACGTGAGGGGGTGGGGTAGCGCTCATGGGGGTAGTGTAGCGCTTAGCGCGAGGGAATGCAAGGGGCGCGGAGCGGGGAGGGAGGGAATGGGGCGGGGGTCACGGATCACGGACCACGGGCTTACGGGGCGAAACAGTAAACCTTTCCAGGAGAATGCTTTCGCTTAGAGCTACTCTTTTTATAAAAAATGATGTAATGGTGTAATAACTGATTTAAATCAATGGGTTAAATGGACTTACGGTGTTTTTATAGGGTGTAATGGTGTAATTTCTTCTGGGAATCGTTGGAGGGTTTTTTACATACTCAAAGAGATTTCATTCTTTGGCCTATATAGGATTTGCGAAAATGCCGAAAGGTGGCCAGTTGAGGTAGGATAGAGCCCTGCCCTGGCAATCCTGCCTGGGTTGCCATAGAGGAGAAAGGTGATGTTCGAGATCGAGAAGGGTGTACCACTGCCCGAGGGCCGACAGTCTGGGTCTGTTTATCCGTTCCGGTTCATGGAGGTCGGTGACAGTTTTGTTGTGTCTGAAGAGGACAGGCTGAAGAACGCACGTGCGGCCGCGTACTCCTACGGTAAACGTAGTGGCCACAGGTTCGCCTGTCGGCGGGTGGGTAATGGCTGGCGCTTCTGGCGTGTTAGCTGATTGCTGAGTAGGGAGGCCGGTGATGTCGTCAAAGGATAAGAAGTTCCTCTCCGGTAAGTCGTTAGGTCGCCGGGATGATCGTGTTGAAGAGCGCATCAACCGGCCTGTCACCGTTGTCAAACCAAAGGTACTGAGCCCACAGGAATGGAAGTTTGTCGAGGAGTTTGTTGCTGGAGAGGGCCACGTTACCCTGAAGGAAGCGGCTTTGCGAGCAGGGTACAGCGAGACTTGGGCAAGGACCAGGGCAAGAGAGCTGACCGACCCGGACAAGAGCCCGCACATCGTGGCTGCGATCCAAGAGCGGCGGCGAGAATTGGGCGAGAAGTATGCGACGACGTATGAGCGGCACATGCGTGACTTGCAGGTGATCAGGGATCAGGCCCTGGCTGCGGGAGCGTACGGTGCGGCCGTCCAGGCTGAGTACAGGCGCGGCCAGGCCCTTGGAACGATCTACATCGACCGCAAGGAGATCAGGCACGGCACGATCGACTCCATGAGCAAGGAGGAGGTCATGCGGAAGCTTGAGGAGATCAAGAAGCTTTACGGCGGCGGCAACGGCGGCCCGATCATCGACATCACGCCCGATCAGGTACGGGAAAGCGTCGATGTCCGAGAGCTGCCGGATGCTGATCCGGCTGAAGATGCCACCGAAGGCCCCCAGGAGGCTCCAGGAGCGCCTGAAAGCGAAGGAGAAGGGGAAGATGCCAGCGAAGCCAGAAAGCGCCCTGTATCGGCGGCTGAGAGACAACCTCTCAGCGTCCGACTGCCATTTAACCCGAATCGAAAGTAGGGTCGGGCTCGGAATCCCTGATTGCCTGGTCGCGTTCAAGCGTTCGGGTGAGTTTGTGATGGTCGAGCTCAAGGTTGTCAAGCGAGGGTTCAAGGTGAATCTGTCGCCGCACCAGGTCGCCTTTCATCTGAAGCATGCGGACATGCACTGTCCGACATTTATTGTGGTCCAGTATTCGCCGGCGGGTAAGACTGCGGCGGGTGAGCTGCTGGTTTATAGCGGGGATCAGGTGATGGACGTGCACAAGCTAGGCGTGAAGGCGGAGCCGCTGGCCCGTTGGCCGTGGCTGGGGGTCCAGTGGCAAATGGTCAAGCAGGTGCTGTTGACAGGCCAGTCGATCGATGAGTAGAGTTCTGGTCCGAGCGATAATGCTCAGAACTAGAAAGGAGAGAAGATGCGTGATGGGTTTACATGAAACGGCCTATTCGTTGGCCACCACATATCCGAGACGCGATTGAGAACCAGAAGAGAAGAAAAGAGATTGACGAAGAGGCCCGCCGTGCTGCCCAGCATCGGACATGGCGGGAGATAGGAAAGCTGGCTTTGTTCCTTATATGGCACGGTATCATCCAGGCGATGACAGGCAACCGAAGAAGGTAGCGCTTGACACTGGTTTTGATTTCGTGCTGCAATTGAGTCTGGCCCTCAGTTGAAGGGCTTCAACCAGAAAGAGAGAAAGGTGCACCATGGACTTGAATTTGATTTTCTCGAAGGCACTTTGCGACTACGTTTCGCAACTAAATGAACCGTTTCGCTTGCGCATTGCCCAGCTCGAGCAGGCCCTCGAGTCGCAAGGCCGCCTGCTGGACGGGGCCCTGGGTGAAATCCGGATGCTGCGGGACAGGCCCGAAGGGCAGGCGATCGAGGGGGCTTCGGTTCAAGAGCTCGCGGGCTTCCTGACTGACTCGCAGCTCCGCACGATCGCAGGCAATATTTCATTACCTGATCTGCTCGAATGCGTGGACTGGTCCGAAGTCCTGGACTACAGCGAGATAGTCAGTGCTGTCGATATGTCCGAGCTCGCGGAGGAATTCGACCTGGAGACGATCGCCGAGAATATCGACCTCGGGAGCGCGATATCCGAGTTTTTCAGCGAGAACACCGTCAAGCTTTCATTTTGAAAGGAGGCTTTGCCATGCAATGGGAACTTCAAACCGAAAAAGGGCAACCCGTCGAGCTTCCGCTCGAGGCCGTGAGCTTTCGCGGAGGGCTTGCAACGATAGTTGACGCGCGGCCGCCCCATCATTCTGGTTCGACTGGACGCGTGTTTACGCACGGCGGCGGGGAGTACTTTCCGAGCGTATACGGCCTGCAATGGGTGAGGGTGCCGGACTGACTCGGCCGCCCTGGCCCCGCTCGAGCCCGGCCGCGTGCCGGGCTTTGCTTTTTTCAAAATAGCCAAGTATGCTTCCGATTGTGCGGCCGCATTCCGTGGCCGCCGAGAGAAAGAGAGAAAGGGAAACCATGGACTCGCACCAGATAGCAGTCGCAATTTTCAACGATCGCTCGACTGAACCGGCCCGTATTGCGGCCGTGCGCGAACTTGTCGCAGGGGCCAGTCGCGATAATGCCGCGCACGGTCTTTTGCTGGCCGCATCGGCCGAAGTTAAGATGTATGAGGGGGCCGGGCTTGTCTCCCTTTGGGAGATTGCGCTCGCAGTGCTCGACATGCAAATTGAGCACGCTATCGACACGCTCGAGCTCGCCCGGAGCGAAGGGGCCGAGAATGCTTAAGACCGTCACAAAATCAGGCAACGGAAAGACCGGGCCGATCGCTGTTACTTACCGCGCCGGAGCCCATCACGCTTTCGCGACCTGTCCGAGCTCGTGCGCATTGAATCCGCACGGGGAGCACGCGGCCAAGCTTATCGACAAGCGTTATCTTCAGGCCTTGCGCAAGGCCGTGCCGCCAGGCGGCATTGCCTGGACTTATTCTCACTTCCCGGCCGAGCTTTTACCCGTGCCGGCCGAAGGGGAGACCGTCATCAATGCTTCGTGCGACTCACCCGCTCAGGCCCTGGCGGCCGTTCGCGCGGGCCGCCCCGCTACCCTGGCCGCTCCGGCCGACTCGGCCGAGCGCTGGCCCGCTAAGATCGAGGGCATGCGGTTTGTCCGTTGCCCGGCCGAAATCAGCGACTCAGTCAATTGCGAGAACTGCGGGAAAGGCCGCCCCTTGTGCGCACGGCCCGATCGCGACTATGTCATTGTCTTCGTTGCGCACGGTTCGCGCCGGGCCCTGGTGGGCCAGGATACGGCGGGCGGGTGCTATGGCGAGCTGGGCCCGGTTCGATTGCAATGGGAAGCCACGCGGGCCGGCGGGGCCGCCGACGATTCGGCCGCCCTGGTTCGGTTCGCGCGCTCCCTCCCCGCCGGTTCGATGTTGCGTCACCATGTTGTTGGCGATATCGGCCGCGCTTGACGTCTTACTTTTTTTTATTTAGTGTCTCGATTGCGGGCCAATTCGGCCCGCCCGGCCCGCCTAACCGGCGGCCCGGTAACCAGAATGGAGAATGCAAAATGGAATTGATGCAAGCGAACAAACAATGGGCGACTCGTCCGGCCGAAGAGCGTTACACGTCACTGCCTGAAATGCACGCGGCCGCCCTGGCTCGCCGGGCGATCTCGAAAGCGTCGATTGTGAGCTCGCGGGCCCTTCGTTGCGCGGCCGTTAATTCAGGTAATGGCCTGGCCATCATCGGGCCATCGGGCCACGAAGTCGCGCCGACTCACTGGTCCTTCGGCCAGCTCGCGAACCTTGCCGGAGCTCCGGCCGGATATCTCCGCGACTTGCCCGCCCCCCTGGCCGCCGACTGTATCGACTTCGGCCTGCAAACCCGTGATATCGAAGACGTTGGGGTTTTGCTCACCCGTGCCGACGATAGCGTGCAATTGCGGGCTGCCACCGGGCCGCGGTATGGCCGCATATGGGACTCGGACGTGCTCGCGGCCCTGATTGATCGGTTCGGGGACGGCGTATCGGGCGACTGGCGGGTGCCGGGTATTCGTGGCCAGCGCCTCGAGAGTGTCACGAAAGAAAACACGACACTGTTCGGCGGCGACCGTGATTTCTTTGTTTTCCTGGCGGACGAAGATAATCGGATAACTGTCCCGAATCGGCGTGACGGCCAGGCCGGCACCATGGCGCGCGGGTTTTTCTTAACCAATAGCGAAGTCGGCGGCGGCACGCTGGCCCTTAGAGCTTTCCTCTTCGACTTTGTCTGCGCGAATCGAATCGTCTGGGGAGCTCAAGAGCTCGCTCAGATCAGCATCAGGCACACAGCCAGCGCTCCGGACCGTTTCCTCGAAGAAATCCGGCCCGCCCTGGTGGCCTATGCGAACGCGACTGAGTCGGTTACTCGCGAGACAATCCTGGCCGCCCAGAGCTCGAAGCTGGACCGTGCCAGCGACTGGTTAGCGAAACGGTTCGGCCCGCGCGTGGCCAAGCGTATCGAGCACGCCCATGTGCTCGACGAGGGCCGCCCGATTGAGACCGTCTTCGATGCTGTAACTGGTGCCACGGCCTACGCTCGGACAATCCCTCATCAGGCCGAGCGCGTGGCATTCGAGGCCGAGGCCGGCCAGCTGTTCGATCTGGTGGCGGCATGAGACCGGACGCCAATCTGATCGGCGGGGCCGTGGCCGGTGCGGCCCTGGCACTGATCGTATTGCATGCCCTGGGGGCACTTTTCCCGTAACCCTGGGGAGCTCTTTCCCTCAATCCTGGCGGCCCGCGTGGCCGTCTTTTTTTCGCCCGGGTATCCGATCAACGGCCGGCCGCCCGAGCTCGCCCAGGCCGCCCGCCCGTCGCCTGGCCGCTCAAGCTTGGCCGCTCGACTCGCGGGCCTTCGCCCTGATCCGTGGCCCTTGTATCGCGGCCCCTGTCGCGTGCTCTAGTTACGTTTAACCAGGTCGCCGTGCCGCAGCTCACGCACGCGATTAACCTTTTGATTCGATTGAATTCGGGTTTTGCGGGCCTGTTACCTAGTGCACGTAACTCTGGCCGCGCTCCCAGGTGCTCGACCAGGTGCTCGACCAGGTGCTCGACCA